TCCGCATAGACGACCCCGGCATTGTGCCAGGCATGGATCAGACGCGGCCATTCAACGACAATTGCGCCGTGGGCAAAACATCGGCCGAATTTGAACACGGCGATGTCACCCGCCTGTGCCAGGATATTGTTATCGCCTGCGGTAACCTCGCGGGCATACTGTGTGACGCCGTCGAGATAGCGCTCCGCGTCGCGATGCAGGTTCCAATCCGGCGAGTAAAACGGCACTTCGACATGTGCAATGACGCCGGCTCGCTCATAGACCTCGGCGAGCAATGTCAGACAATCGGCACCCGCGCCCTTGACCCGTGCCATATGATGGTAGGGTGTGCGCAACCACTCCCGGGCCTCCTCGATCACCGCAAGTCGCCGGGGATCGGCCGGGGGTTGCGCTTTCACAATGACAGCAGTGTGCCGCAAATCAGGAATCGCTGCCCAACCGCAAAAATCGATCGGATGAAGGTCGCCTGAGCCACGTCTCACAGATCGATCGAATCTTCGTCGCGGTCGGAGAAATAGGCGAGGATGTCGTCTCGCAGTTTCGGCTTGTTGCCGGCGAGTTCGATCAGTCCGTCCCGGCGCCGCACGATATCGGTGTTCGGATCGTAGCGGTTGCGGATCAATATCTGCTCGCGCGTGCTGTAGCGCCGTGACTGCAGCGGCCCATGCCAGAGATGATACACGATGCCAGGGACGAGCCCGATATCCTCGACGATTGCCGTGCCCGCCCGGTCTTTCCACGCCTTCAGCGCAGCGCGGTATTGCGGCGTGTAGTCGTTGTCGGTGAGCAGAAGATCAGTGAGATCGAAATGGCCCATCGCCATGTGATAATCACCGGCGCCCAAAAGGCACACGTCGAGGAGTTCCCCCATCGCCTCAAAAGCCTCGCGTCGGTATCCCCAAGCACCACCCGGATAGCCCCAATCAAGCATCTGCACAGGGCCGGCCTTGTGCCAATATTGGTGTTGCGTATGGGCGCGACGGCTCTTCAGGTACAAATGCATAAAGCTCTTGCCCGTGCCGACGAGCTCGTTCCTGGGGCCGAGCCAGATGATGGCGCTGGAATCTGCACGATTCGATGGATCTGCAAGCCGTGCAATACCTGCTCGACCCAAAGTGGGTCGTGGAACAGTATATCGCCATCGACAACCGCGACGTATTGTGCGTCCGGGATCGCCGCGACCCCGATCCGTGCCAGGTTTTCCTTGCGCCAGCAGATCGAATTTGCCCGTAGTCTGACCCGCCTTGCGCCGGCACGGTCGGTTAAATCGAACGGCATCTGGCCGTGGGCGGTTTCGACAGTGGTCAGTCGAACCCCGGCCTCGATCATACTGTCTTCGAACCGCAGGAAATTGGTGTAGCGCGAGACCCAGTGCAGCGGGTTGTCATAGACCGCGACAACATCGAGCAGATCCGGCGCAAACGCTCTGTCGGAGCGCGGACAACGGCACGGGAGCGGCCAAGGTGGCCAAGGCGGCCAAGGCGGTCGCGGCGGTTGAGGGCAGTGCGGGTGGGAAATCTTGAGGTCGTCAGCCATTAGACCGCGGTCTCCGGAGTCGGGATATACGGAAAGCCGCCAAAATGGACGGCGTTGTTGAACACATTAGTGCAGGTCGCAATCGTGCGATCGCAGCCGGGCAGCAGTTGGAATTCGTCACCATTTGCGACCGGTGAAAGAAAGGCGAGCTTGACCGTGACCGTGCCGCCGCTGACGAACTCGGCCACGGTACGGCTGTATCCGGCATTGGCTCCGGTGGTTCCAGTGATCGTCCCGAGGGCGAACGGCGTTGTCGAGTTCGGCGCGCCGGCGATGGCGGTCTGCGTCGAGCCGGCGCCGGCGGGGAAGGTCACGGCGAGGCTGGCCCGGTTGAACTGGCACATTGGCCCGCCAAAGATGTGCGTGCAGGAGGCCTGCCACAGCCGCCGCGGCATCTGGATATTGAGCAACTCGAGATGTGAACGGCATTTCATGTCGATGCCGGTGCGGCTGCAATCGATATCGGAAATCCGCCCGGAGAATAGGACCACCGTTCCCGGACTGGTATCGCCGTAGCCCGACATAAAGGCCCTTTCGAGCTGCAGAAGCGCGCCGTCCAGTTGACCTTGCCACGCCGCCTCCAAAAACAGTAAATCGCCGATCAAGTCGGTTGGTTCGGGATAAACCTTGATATCGAGCTCGTCGACTTGGACGCCAATGACGACCTTCGTCTTCGAGCGTTCAAATTTTGGACCCAGCGCAAAAGTCTGACCATTGACGGTGAGCGCGGTCGGCGCCGCCGAATACCGCAGAACGGATCCGCCGACCAAAGTGAAGGTATAGAGATCGGCCATGATAAACTGCTCACTGCTGTTGAGCAGCGCAATCAACGCTGGCAACGCAGGCTTCACGACCGCACCGAGATGAAGGTGAGCTTTTTGAGCTGCCACAATTGAAACATAAAATTTTCGAAGGCGTAGCTGTCGTCAACGAACCGGCAGCGAAAGTAATAGCTGTAGTCGGCGGTAATGGTCAGTCCACTGCCCGGGGGCGTTGCGAATGTCACCAGTCCGGTTTGCGGGTCGACGCTGTAGCTTGCCGGACTTTGCGTAATGCCGTCGAGGTAGACCGAACTGACGACGTTCGGCGCCACGATCGGTTCCATGAAGCCGCCACCCGGGAGCGCGGCGCCCATTGCCCGCTGCAGTTGGAAAACGGTGGCACTGGCGTTGCCAACACCGATCTGCTGTCCGGCGACGCGATCGTCACTTGGATCGCGAAACAAGAAAGTGCCAAAGGCACCCTGGCAGAGCATAAAGAAACCCATCAGGGTTCGCAGCTCGTCGTACCCGGCTGCCGGATTATCGCGCAGCAAATCGAATATTAGCGTAAACTGCCACAAGGGGTAAGGATAATCGAGCGCCCGTAATTCCCGTCCCGACACCGCGCGCTGCACACGGGTCTGGAAGGTCGGTGACTTGGTGACGCTCCACGCGAGCCCCGGCAGTGCCGGGAAAACCCCAGCGTCGGTCATCAGCTCGCCCGGAGTGCCGAGCCGTTGCGCATCGCGTTGTTGATCGCCGCGACGAGCGCACTGCCGTTGCTGCGAAAAAATCGCGCCACATCCTGGCTATCCATTGCCGAGACGCCAAAGTTGACGACTACAGGTGAACCACCGCCGCCGCCATTGGCGCTGTACGGTGTGGTGATCAAATTTTGAAGTCCTTGCGAGATATTGGCCGGCAGCACCATTTCGTTACTGTGAAGCTGGGCGAGCACGCCGCCAGGTCCGAGGCTCGGCACCGCCCAGCCGCCTTGCGCGCTCGGCACGATGCCGCCGCGCTCGAAGCCGAATAGACTACCGATGCCTTTGAAGAGACTGCCCAAGACGCTGCCGCTCGCGCCAAACAGACCGCCGAGCCCGATACTTTCAGCAAGCCCGCCGCTCGCGACCTCCTCCCCGGCGCCGGTGAGACCACCCGAAAAGTCCTGGTCGCCACCGCCGAGTGCACCGGCGCCCAAGAGGTTGCCAATCTGCCCGAAAACGCCCCTGACCGCCGAATTGACAAGCTCAGCGACGATCGATTGCGCCAAGTTCGCTAGTGCCTTTTGTACGGTCGTCGTCCCAAGGATGATGCCGGTAACCGACCGGTCGATCGCGCGCTCGACCGGCGCGACCAGATCGTCCCAGGATTTTTTGTTGGCTTCCGCCAGTTTGGCGTCCAGTGCCTGTACGTTGGTAACGTATTTCTCGTAGGCCAGCGCCTGATCGTCGAGCAGCTTCTCTTGCATGCGGTCGTCATTCGCCGCCGCCGCCAGCTTCTTGTCGTAATAGGCCTGGTCGTAAGACCATTTGAGATCGGCAAGATCTTGCTCTTGACGGACGGCATCGGCTACCGAAATCCGGCCAAAGGCCGCCTGGTTCGCGATGGCCGCCTTGTCGCGCGCGAATTGCTCGTCGGTGATTTTCTGCTCGGCGCTGAGGTGGTTGATGTGGTCTCGCTCGTTTTGGGCGGCGAGCTGACTTCCGCTCCTGGCGGCGCCCGCGGTCATGCCGTCACCAATGGACCCGGCCAGGCCCGCGGTCCGACTTTGCAGTGCGCCGACGCTAGACCCCACTTGCGCGCTGGCCGTGCTAACCTGCACCTGTACTTGCTGAGCAGCGGCTCCGAGCCCGGCGAACTGGGCACGGATCGCATCCGCAGCCGTCTGGACCGAATTTGATGCTGCCTCCATTGCGGATTGCAGATCATCAATATTGGCGCTGATGACGACGCTGGTCTCGATGTCGGCCATAATAGCCTCTTAATGACAGGAGCGCCCGAAGGTGCTCCTCTTTTGCCGTCGCGTGCGTATCACTCGCCAGCTCCCGCCCGGCGGCGCAACTCTGCAAAGTCCAGCACGACCGTGTCGAGGCCGGCGTGCACGTCGCCCGCGCCAAACCCGGGGCCGAGCTCGGCGAGGAGTTCTTCCGGATTTGACCCTGCTGCGGGACCCGTATTGATGGGAGCGGTTGGTGTCTGCCGGCGCCGAAATTTACTGAAGCCGAGATACACCGCGACGAGGATATGAACCGGCGGATGCTCGGCCCAATATTCGGCGAGCTCTTCGAAATCGAAGAGCGTCATCTCGTCGATTACGGCGTAGCTGTAGCCGCAGGCAGTGGCGAGGAGACCGTAGATATATCCCCAATCGTCTGGGCTGCGTGGATTGGCTCCACGATCACTGACTCTGCCCCCGGGCTGGACCCGGGGGCTGCCGTTTCCCCCAGGCAGTTATCGCTCGGCTTTAACCCCGACCCGGTAAGGACAGCATTCAGCACGGCGCTGGCATTGCCGAGATCGAGCAAATTCTCGACCATGTCTGGGGTTGCCTCGGGATAATTGCGTTGCAGTGCAGCAGCAACAATTTCGACGAGCACGCCAATCTGCGTCTCGCCCATTGACGCCCCGATCTCGGTCAATTGCCGCACCTTTGGCATTAACCGGCGCAGTTGCCCGAGAGTGAGAGGCGGCACCAGCCAATCCCGACCTCCCATCGCAATTGTCACGCCGGGAAGCATTACTCCACCGTACTCAGATAGCCGATCGTCCCGGAAGCATCGGCAAAGGCCGAGAAATCGAGCTCGTGAATGGTCCAGTCATCGACTTTGGTTGGCAGCGATAATTTGTCGGCCATGCAGGCGTTGAGCCGTAGGGCCATCCCGCTGCCGGCATAGCTGGTGTAAAACGTCGCCTTAAAGGTGGGCGTTGTTCCCATCACTTGGTTCGTGATGGTGAGCTTGCTGCCCGATGTCGTCAGATTGTAGGTATAGGAGATCAGGATCGCAGCGTTCGCGTCGGCGGACGAAAAGGTATAGATCCCGGTAGCGAAATTTACCGAGTATTGGCCAGCTGCGGAGGGAGTCGTTAGGCGGTTGAAGCGCTTACCGCTGGCAGCGTAGACGACGCCGAGGTCGTCGTTGTAATTAGTCGCGTTGGCGACAGTCACTGTATAAGGCGTCACGGCCGGAACGCTGGCGGCCTCGAGCTGGGCGACAGCAAATTGGCCGGTAGCAGGGCTGAGCCCAAAGAAGATGTCAGAATACAGCAATCCGAGGATCTGGGCGAACTTCGCCTTACCGGTGATCTTACCCTGGCCGCGGGCTATCGCCACGGGGAACTGAAGCTGCCCGTAAAGCGGCTTGTCGGTCCAATCGAAATCAATCTGGATATCCTGAAGCACGCCGAACTGGCGTGGGCCGATCCCGGACCCTGTCACGTCGGTGCGCTCGCCCCAAACCGCACCAGAGCCGAAGCTCAATTGCATTTCATATACTCCCTTTCAAAAGCCGCTTCAGCATCTCCTTGGCTGCATGGGCGACATTCCAGGCTTGGGTATCGCGGGCGATCGCCGAGCCCGGGAAATGGTCGTCCCACCAGCGTTCGATCAGCTGGTCCATCGCAGGAGCCTTGATCAGCGGTACGATAGGGCTTTGATCGCTTTGATCAATATCCTCAGGAAGAGACGCACTTCCTTCAGAATCTGCCACGGCCATCGGGTACTCCTACGAGTAGGGTTTACAGCAGGAGAGAAACCCAGATTTCGGGTACTTCTCTTTGCTCTAACGGGTGTCTTCGGGTTGTGTGGTCAGACGCACAAGATCTCGACCGGGACGATCGCAATCGCCTGATCGCCGAGCACACCCTCATCGGTCTCGACCTTTCCGGAGATATAGGCGTGCTGCACCATCGCGGGCAATCCGAGGTTTTGAATACCAGTCGCCGGAGATGGCGCGAGAGTAGCTTCAAGCGCGTCGAGAAGCGGGTTCAGAAGCATTGCGGGCGCCAGGTAGGGATCGCTCGAATGGACATAGACGTAGAAATCGGCGTAGAGCGTCCAAGCGATCGGGGATCCCAGAGCTTTGGTTACGGCGTGCCCGCCTTTTTCGGCCATGAACAGCGCGGGCTGTTCCGCCGGGGCCACGTCGGCCCAATGTCGCAGCCGCCGATTGGCGCTGGCGAAGTTTGCAGCGCCGGCCGCGAGGGTCCAGAGCGCCGCATAGATCGACTCACGGCTGATCATCGGTCCTGCTCCGATCGTGGGGGCTGTGCCGACTCATCGCGATACCGCTTCGGCGAGAGCCGCCTCCACCTCTTCGCGGATCGCCGGCCTCATGTCCTCGAGCGCCGAGCGCAGAAATGAGCGTTCGGGGAGATCCATACGGCGATCGTACCCCGGCACATTGATCGTCTTACCGGCGATCGGCCGACCGAAGGCTTCCGTAATGCGTCGCAGACTGGCCCTGACACTCACTGTTCCAGCAAAACCGTATTCCTGTGCTCCGGCATAACGGCTGTCGCTAAAAACGCTCGCGGTGATGGCGCCGCCGTTCTGATCGATCCGGAGGTCAATGCTCGACCTCAGTGATCCGGTGCGGCTTCTGAGCACCTGCCCGCTGAGCTTGTTTTGCTGCACGTCGCGCTGGAGCTCGATCCCAAGCTGGGTGATCGCGCGCAGGAGCCCCGAATTAACCGCGTCAGGCAGTGCGCTCAGTCGCTCCAGCACCCGCTGGTCGCCAACGAGATAAGCGGTGATCACACGGCACCGGCGAGTGTCGCCGTATCTGTTTGGGTCGGTGCCGGCATCAGGAATCCGCTGATCGGTGCGACCACCCGATACGTCTGAATTAGCGTCTTTATCGAGTCGCTCATGTCCTTTTGCGAGTACGACACGGTCTCGCCACCGCCGATCGCGCGCGCAACCTCGCCAATGCGGCTGCGTTCGCGGTACCTCACCGCCACGAGCTCGATGCAGGCCTGTGCCAGATCCGGTGGTATTACCGAATAGCCCGCAGTGTACTGCAGGGTCACGCATCCTGCCTTGCGCGGCACCGCGTAACCTCTGATGACGAGCTGCGTCGGGGTGAAGAGGTACCCCTCTTGGGTCGCAAAGCTGCTGGCGACAGCGCTGCCGGGTTGCACCGATTGAGAAGGTAGGATCGGCGGAATCGTCAGGCCGTCGACGACAACCAGACTGACGGCACTCACCGGGAATGTCGCGAATTGGTATCGGACTTCGTATGGGCTGAGGGGGCCGCCGAGACCATCTCGAATCTCGATCCAGTCCTGCGAGGCGATTTGCCGATTCAACCAAGTCTGAATAAATTGACTCGCGGCCGTGATTAGACGCGTCAGCAGTGCATCGTCAGTCGTCGGAAAGGCGCTCTGCCCGGTCTGCAGCCACGCCTTGACATCGGCGAGCGTTGTCAGGTCGCCAAAGCTTGCCCCAGGAGAAGCAAAGTTAGCCATCACGCATGTCCTGGCTCATGATCCGCCGCGATAGCGACGGAGCTCCACATCCTAGCGGTTGGTCTCGCATTTCTAGCGATGTCGCCGAGCGTTGCCATTGCCACCTTTTCCCCATAGCCGGCGGCGAGGTTTATGACTAGAATATTGGCGAGCCCCTCCAACGCGGCCGGCACTCCGAGACATTGAGCCGCAGAAAAGAAAGCGCGGTTGATCTCTTGCATCGCCTTGAATACGGGATCATCGGAGGTGATGGCGACAGTCATCGGCTGATCGGTGGTCATTGTGTTAACCCTCCGGGCCACTTCATCACCCGCCGCCAGTACAGTGCGTTGCTGTGAACGACAAACCACCATCGTGGAGCAGTTCTACGGCGGCCTTGCGCGGTACCCGCACGACTCCGTGGAGGTCGTGCGACTACCGCTCGCGCCGTGTCCAACGGCGTCCTACACCGGAATAGACGGTCGCTAAACGACCAGGTCAGAGACGCCGTTATGAGCCTGTATTAGCCGTTGGCAATGTTGCAGATAACACCCATTGCGAACGGCGCATAAACGGCTAAAACTTCCTCAGCATAGACGCCGACTTGACGCTGGCGCGTGACGAGGGGCCAGTCGATTTGGTAGTAGTCTTGCCGCGTCTTAAGCTCGGCGACGTTCGGCACCTCGTTCGACTGGTACTGAATGGGCAGGTTCTCGGCCCAACCGATGATCGTGCCCGGGGGCACGCGCGGATGAATCCTGATCGGGATCCGAAGCCCGCCCTCGAGCGCGAAGGGGTTGTAATAAAACTGCACCACCCCAGATGCAGTCACCTGATATTCGCCCTGGCTCCCATCTGCCGGCGAGTCGTACCGCAGCAATGGACCCGAGGCGTTCGACAGCACCTTGCTGGTGATGTTTTTCAGCTCCTGGGAATTGACATAGAGTACGGTCGGCGATAGTTCAAAATTGTCCCACATCTTTTGGAACATCGTGTCGATTTCAACGACCGAGCCACGCCCCGACGCTGTCAGCGGCGTCCCTGTGCCGGCTGTGCCGGTTGGCATGATGTTGACATAGGCGTTCGACCCAGGCTTGAGCGCAGTAGTCAGCAGCCCATCATAGGCATAGCTGGGGTTGGCCGAATTGTCTGCGGTGATCGCGGTCTGTGACTGGCTGCCGGCGCTGAGCGGGGCGCTGATGGTAAGGCTGTTGATCGTCGTGATCGCCTGCAAAGTCTCGGTCCCGGTCGCCGTCGAGACATACCAGGCATATGCAACCGCGCCCGGCATCGGAGCAACGCTGCAAAACAGGGTCTGGCCGAGGGTTAAAGCCTGACTCGCCTCTGCGCTGATATTCGACGAGCCGCCGGATAGGATATAGCTCTTCCCATCGGCTCCCGAGACGGTTTTCGAGGTGGCGACGCCGTTCAGCACGGTCGAATTCTGGTATCCTTCGAGGGTCAGGCCGACAACCTTTACGAAGTAAGTTCCCGACGGGAGCGTCGCACCATTACCCGATGCCGACAAGGTCGGGCTTGCGGGCGTGCCGAGGGACAGCGAGGCGTTGCCAGCGAGGATTGCCATCTCCTCCTTGAGCATCATCTTTTGCAGTAGCCGAAAGGTCATTCGCGCCTGAATATCCTCGAACTCGCGGCCAGCCGAAATCGCTTCGAAGGTCGCCGCGTCCTCCTCGCCAATCGTCACGTAAGTGGCCGATTTGCTAGAGGTCGAATATGACATTTGGCCCGAGCGTTGGCCTTCAGGTACCCAGCCCATCGCGTCGAAGCCGGAACCGATTATCGCGCTGACCTGGCGCCAGTTTGTCGCTGAGCCGGTGCCGCCGCCGACGCGTGGCATGACGTTGCGGATCGGGGTCACGAACGGGTAGAGGTTCTTCGCCGGTGCTTGAAGGTCATACGCGAGCAGACCCGTCGCGGTCGAGATCGACTTGGCGAGCGTGTCATTCGGTTGGGCCAAAACGCCCTTCAAAAGCTCCAGCGATTCCTGCGTTATCGAATTCATCGAAAGGTCCTCCCAAAGGGGGGGCAGTAAAAGCCCGGTCAAAGACCGGGCTCGGTGACGGCTTCGCGACTACAGGACAAGTTGATACTTGCGCTGTCGTCGTTATGCGAAACAGAGTTCCGCGGCGAGGCCTGAGGAAGTGTGTTGGTCTGGTGTCTCTCAGCGTTCGCTTGTTGCTGCACCGTGTACTGTGATCGGATTGGCGTAGCTCGCCTTGATCAGTGTGAGGGTCTGCTCCTCCTTGCTCATCTTCGCAAGCGCAGTCGCTATCGCCTCCGGCGAGAGCAGGTTTCCACTGGTGCTTCCAGTATTATCGCCATCTTGTTGCTTCGACACCGAGACGGCGCCTCTGGCGATCGTCAACGGCGGAAGCGGAGTGCGGGCGATGTCGTCGACCCGCTTCGACAGCCGATCGAGCAGCGGCACCATTTCGCTGAGCGCCTTAACCAAAGCCGTCTTTTCCGCCCGTTCGCCGGCCAGCGCCTTGGCGAGCTCTCCTGTCCGTAAAGCTTTGGCTGACTCGAATTCAGTGCCCTGGCGCTCTTCCTCGCTGGTCCCCGCGGCGTCGCATTCGGCGCCCGCGGCGACCAGATGACGGTGCGCTGTGCGCAGGTGCGCCATCGTTTCGACGGAGTGGCGCGCACCAGCTTTTGCGACCTCTTCAGTGTTGGCGCCCCCGATAGACGCCGGTCCCAAATCGGAACTCGGTGAGACCGGAAAACATGCCATACCGCCGGTCAGCTTGCTGATACATTCATGAGCAATATCCATAAGGTTCTGGTGCGAGCGGTCGCGGCTGTCACCCGTCGGTGCAATGGCTCCCGACGCTTTTGAACTGTCCACCGTGGCATTCTCACCGGGGCGGAAATCCGACGGCGGCGGACGCAACTGCGGTGCCACATGCTCAAGATCGCCCGACGTCTCGAGGATCGACGCGCCTAGCGGCACGGCGCCGGCCTCACTCAGATGGTCGCAAGCCTTGCCAATGTGCGCCTCCTCCTGCATGGACATGCCGCCGATCTTCATGCATTTGTCGCAAGCGTAGAAGGCCATATCCGCGAGCGCTTGGTCACCTTGCGAGTGCTTAGCCTTGGCGAGAAAAGCGGCGGCGAGCTTCTGCATCTTGGGGTTCCCTGTTTTGAGGAGAGTGCCGATCCGCGCGACTTCCGGCGTGCTGGCGGCCATGGCGAGCAATTCGGAAGCGTGTTGCGACCGATACTCGTCATCCATTGGGGTATCGCCTAGTAGCTCATCCATTTCCTCGACCACGAACGCGTTCAGGAAGTCGCCCAGTTCGCTGATGATCGACTGGAGCCGAGGCGGCTGTGACGAGTCGTTGCCCTCGATCGCTGCCTCAACCTCGAGTGCATCCTGAAGCCAATCGAGCTCGTAAATTATTTGAGCCACGCGAGCAACATCGCAAAGCGCCTTGGATAGCCCCGCGGAAGATGCCTCTTCGTCACCCTTGGCCGAGGGCGGTCCCTCGATATCGATCGTCTCCCTCCAGGCAGCGATAATCTTGGCTTTAATATGCTTGACTTGCTCAGCGCTGTATCGTTCAGTGTTGCTGGGCTTATTGATATAGCTCCAAGCAGCACGAATGTGTCGAGCTGTGTCTATCGGATAGCGATGCTTTCCGTCCGGCTGGTATCCTGGATCGGCGTAGTGTACCTCGCGACGAGGTTCCGGTGAACCGTCGGGCTCTTCACTTCTGTTCCGACCTTCCGTTTTCGCGAGCGCCCCTTCAGCCGTTTCGATCGCCTTTCTTGCTGCATCGATCGCGGTTTCAGATCCGGTAGCACAGTCGGCTTCGCGCTCGCCCCCCGGCCGTGACCTGGGCATCGTATGTGGTGACGGCGGCAAGCGTGCCCCTGCTGCGCCGAGTGCCTGCGTTTCGAGACACTTAACCGCATCGCCCTTCGCGCGGTGATGGTGATCAGGCATGCCGCATGCCCAGATCTGGATCGGAGGATTGAAGGGTTCTCGCGCGGGCGCAGGCGATACCATGGTCGGCGCCAAATACGCGGGACCTTGTTCAGTGACGCCTGCCACGGCTTTCCAGCAGTCGAAAACCGCTTCTGGGTTTGCCGGACGATCGACGAGCGAGATTTCGTTGAGAACCAAGCCAGTAATAATTCTCGGATTGCCCGCTTCCCGTTGCGTGACTCGGCCACCGATCGAGAAGCCGCGATAGACCTGGTTCCTCACTTTGGCGACCGCGACGGGGTCGACAACATGCGCAACAATCCGGGTTGCCCCGTCGTCACCGACTTCTGCTTCGAGCGTCGTTCCGGCGGCCGAGAGCTGGTGCATTTCGCGCAGTGCGGGAAAATGCAT